AGCAATTTGTGTAACTGGTGAAGTATCTCACGAAGATCGAGAAACGCTTGTAGATGAAATTCTCTACGGGGATAAAGAGGTTCTCTACGGAACGCAGGCAATTTTCTCAGAAGGTATATCAGTCACAACACGAAGCTGTCTTTTACTCGGTACACCTGTAAACAATGAACCCTTACTCACGCAGCTAGTGGGCAGGGTAATTCGTAAAAAGGAAGGTAAGATTGATCCAGTCATCATTGATATTCACCTCAAAGGGAACACTGCTCGCAAGCAGGCTTCTAATAGGGTTGGATTTTATATGAAACAAGGCTGGAACATGAAGTACCTTTAAAAAAATATTTCTTGACAACTTACTTAAACTTCGGTATAATATATGCTCTTATTTGATTGGAAGAAGGTTTTCGATACGGCGGCTGGTAGCATCTATAATTGTAATATGATTATGGAGATGCTTATTAAGGGTTCAATCCCTAAAAACAAGTACGACCCTATCTATAAATTTTCTCAGAAAAACTTTTCAGGCAACTCCTTTCTGGTACACCCAGAGTTTCTTCTGTACCACTCTTATAAGTATGAGCAAAAAGAAATATGTATGTATTATGCACTCGCTTCTCTACGAAGCCTTTCAGACTACTATGCATCAAATAAAACGACGCTAGATCCACTACATTGTCCTGTGGATTTAGATGACATTAAAGACAACAGACTACTCATAGTATTAGAGGATGAAATTACCTTTATCTATGAAGAAGCCACTTTGGAGACCTTACACTAATGGCATTATCATTTAACAAACAAACGGGCGGAGCCCAAAAATCATCAATCGACACCTTTCAATACGTAGACGGCGACAATAAAATGCGCGTAGTTGGCGACATTCTTGCACGCTATGTTTACTGGATCAAAGGCGAGAACGATAAAAATATTCCAATGGAGTGTCTATCTTTTGACAGAAATTCCGAACGATTCAACAACGTAGAAAAAGATTGGGTACGAGAGTACTATCCTGATCTTAAATGTGGGTGGAGCTATGCTACACAGTGCATTGAAGGCGATAAAGTAAAAGTTGTAAACCTCAAGAAAAAATTGTGGGAACAAATTATTACTGCTGCTGAAGATCTAGGTGATCCTACTGATCCTGATACTGGTTGGGACATTTGTTTCAAACGCGTCAAGACTGGGCCATTACCTTACAATGTTGAATATCAACTACAAGCACTGAAGTGCAAGCCTCGTCCATTAACAGACGAAGAGCGTGCCTTAATTGCTGATCTAAAATCTATGGATGATGTAATGTCACGCCCAACACCTGACGCTCAGAAAGAGCTTCTTGATCGTGTTCGTGGCGCAGCTAACGAAGCAGATGACGAGTTACTTGACGAAGAGTTTAATGTAGGATGATTCTCTTTACGGCAGACTGGCACATAAAGCTGGGGCAGAAAAACGTCCCTGTAAAGTGGGCTACAAACCGTTATCAAATGTTCTTTGACCAAATCTATGAGTTAGAGAATGAGTGTAATATGCACATAATTGGTGGCGATCTCTTTGATCGTCTACCGAATATGGAAGAGTTGGAGCTTTACTTCAAGTTTATTCGTGGAGTAAAGATTCCAACTATTATTTATGATGGGAACCATGAAGCTACAAAGAAGAACAAGACGTTCTTTACACAGCTTAAACAAGTATCCAGAGATATTAACCCTCTTATAAATATAGTAGACATATCGTATGTAGATAACGATCTAGGCTACGGCATACTGCCCTACGCTGATCTGCACAGAAAAGGTGCTATAGATCACTTTGATAAGAGTCAGCCCTTGTTCACCCATGTCCGAGGAGAGATTCCACCACACGTTAAACCAGAAATCGACCTAGACTTACTAGAAGATTTCCCTGTCGTATTCGCAGGAGACTTACACTCTCACAGTAATACACAAAGAAATATTGTATACCCAGGCAGTCCCATGACTACATCATTTCATAGAACAAAGGTAAAGACCGGGTATCTATTGATTAATGAGAATAATTGGGAATGGATGTGGGAACAGTTTAACTTACCACAACTACTTCGTAAAACAGTAACAAATGAAGATGAGATGATTCCAACCGAGTTTGATCATACTATTTACGAGATAGAAGGCGATATACAAGATTTAGCAGAAGTAAAAAATTCAGAATTGCTAGACAAGAAAGTAGTAAAGAGAAAGTCCGAAGCGACTCTAATCATGGACAAAGATATGTCCGTACAAGAAGAGCTAGTAGAGTATCTAAACTATATTCTTGAAATAAACCCCGATAAAATACCAGACATAATAGGCACATACAATGATTACACTACAAACGTTGAGATGGGATAACTGCTTTAGTTATGGTTCTGGTAATGAGTTACAATTAAATGATAGTACGCTAACCCAGATACTGGGAACGAATGGTATGGGCAAGTCGTCTATACCTTTGATTATAGAAGAAGCGTTATTCAATAAAAACTCAAAAGGGATTAAAAAAGCAGACATTCCTAACCGTTATGTAAATGATGGTTATAATATCTACCTGTCTCTTACAAAAGATGACGATAGATACGAGATTACAATCAATCGTAAGAAAAGTATAAAAGTAAAACTAGAGAAGAATGGTGAAGATATTTCTAGCCATACAGCTACGAATACTTACAAGACTCTACAAGAAGTTCTTGGAGTAGACTTTAAAACATTCTCTCAGTTAGTGTATCAAAATACAAATGCAAGTTTACAGTTTCTAACTGCTACAGATGCAAATCGTAAGAAGTTTCTTATTGATCTATTGCACCTAGAAAAGTATGTTGAATTGTTTGATATATTTAAAGCTGCATCTAAAGAAGTATCGAGCACCTCTAATACGATAGCAGGGAAACTTGCAACCGTTGAAAAGTGGTTAAAAGATAATAAGTTGAGTGATACATCCATACTACCCTTGTTAGATTTAGAAATTGATACATCTAAAGATGAGAAGACTTTGCGTTCTCTTACGGTAGAGATTGAAAATATTTCGGAAAAAAATAAAAAAATTCAAACTAATAATCAATATAAATCAATGCTCGATTCGATAAATATTGAGGAAGCCAATCAATCGACAGCACAGTATAACTCTTACGATGATTTACAGTCAGAGTTGGGAGCTGTTAGAGCAGTCGCTACGGGTGCTCAACGAACTTTGAAACAATTAGGGGAAATACGTGATACTTGCCCTACTTGTGGTGGGCCACTTGATAGTTCTGCTGAATTGGCTATGAAGGAAGCGGAAGAGGTAAAATATGAAGAAGCTACAGGAAGAATTAAAACTCTTCAACGAGAGATTGTCGACATCAAATCTGAAAATAGCGAGTACGAACGCTGTGAAGCAGTTAAGAAAGATTGGGAAGACTTGTTTCGATCTATCGACAGAGGGTTACAGGAGAATTTGCTGGATCAGCAAGAGCTTGAAAGTAGGGTGTCAGACGTGCAAGGGCGTTTACAAGAGTCAAAGCAAGAGTTATCAAGAATCGCAGAAGAAAACGAGCGAATAACTCGTCGAAATACCCGAATACAAGTAATACAAGAACAAACAGATGAGTTTATTGCTCAACTGGAAGAATACTCCGAGAAGTTAGAGAAAAATCGTAAGTTAGAATCAAATCTTGATATACTCAAGAAGTCCTTTAGCACGAACGGACTGCTGGCTTATAAGATCGAAAACCTTGTCGGAGATCTCGAAGAAATGGCTAATGTTTATTTGGCTGAACTTTCTGATGGTAGATTTACACTTGAGTTTGTTGTATCAAATGACAAATTGAATGTACAAATTACAGATGCGGGTAATGTTATCGATATTCTAGCACTCTCATCAGGCGAGTTAGCCCGCGTAAACACTGCAACACTACTAGCAATTCGTAAGCTAATGAGTAGTATATCGAAGTCTAAAATCAATATATTATTCTTAGACGAAGTAATTAGTGTATTAGATGATGCAGGTAAAGAACGTCTAGTAGAGGTTCTAATGCGAGAAGACTTAAATACTTACTTAGTTTCGCATGGTTGGTCACATCCATTGCTAGAAAAGATAGAAGTAGTAAAGTCAGAAAATATAAGTAGGTTAGAATAGTGGGTAGAAGTTCTTTTGAAGGCAAATCACAAATCAAAGAGTGGTTAGAACATTTAGACATACAACACAATAAAGTACTCGATATAGGTGCTGGAGCAGGAACATATCCAATCTTATATCGAGATACTTTAAAAGACTGCAAGTGGGTAGGCGTAGAAATATGGAAAGACTATAAAGTAAAGTATGGACTAGAAAAACACTATGATACTTTATTAATAGGTGATGCAAGAGTAATGCAGTTCAATTACTATGATGTATGCTTTCTAGGAGATATCTTAGAGCATATGACTAAAGAAGAAGCTATAGCTTTGGTTAATAAACTAAAAGATACTTGCAGATATCTTATAATTAGTATTCCTATCATAGATTATCCGCAAGATAGTATGCATGGAAACCCTTACCAAGCCCATATAAAAGATGACTGGTCTCATAAAGAAGTAATGGAAACCTTTACAGAAGTAAAAAAGTTTTGGGTAGGACAAACAATAGGCGTATATTTAATATGGTAGATTCGAGAGCAAAAGGAGCGCGTGGTGAGTATCTTGTACGAGATATGCTTCGAGAAGCCACAGGGTTAAAGTTTGAAAGAGTACCTGCTTCTGGTGCATTGGAATATCTGAAAGGGGACTTATATGTCCCCAATCAGAGAAACCATTACTGCATTGAAGTAAAAAACTATAAAGATTCACCGCTGAACGATAAGATATTTACGGCTAAAAAGACGAATAATCTTATACGTTGGTGGAAAAAGATTGTAATACAGGCAGAAGGCGGGGATCAAAAGCCAATGCTATTTTTTAAATACGATAGATCTAAGGTATTTGTAGCTACACAGGAAACACCAGAGACCACAGAAGATTATATGTGGATTGCGTTTCTAGATTGTTACATACTACTAGCCGAGGATTTCTTAAAAGAAGATGTGGAGTGGATAGGTGGCTTTTAATTTTGAAGATAAAATAGGCGGAGACAGCGGTACGGCACTAGTAGTAGATGCTCTAAACCTTGCGTTCCGTTGGAAGCATCAAGGCAGAACAGACTTTCGACATGATTATGTAGCAGTAGTAAAATCATTAGCAACCTCTTATAATTGTGGTAATATTATTATTACAGCAGATTGGGGATCATCGAGTTATCGAAAAGAGATTTTACCAGAGTACAAACAGAATCGAAAAGATAAGTATGCAACACAGACAGAAGAAGAGAAACAAGCATTTATAGACTTCTTTGAAGAGTACGAAGAAACACTAGAATTACTTGCTGAAGAATATCAAGTTCTTCGTTTTAAAGGTGTAGAGGCAGATGATCTTGCTGCCCACCTTGTAAAACGTAAGAAAGATTACGGACTAGAAGATGTATGGTTGATCTCTAGTGACCGAGATTGGGATTTGTTAATTCAAGATGGAGTAAGTAGATTTTCTTACGTTACTCGAAAAGAAGTAACTATAGATAACTGGAGTGATCATTATAATGTTACTCCAGAAGAGTATATTTCCTTCAAGTGTCTAACAGGCGATAAAGGAGATAATGTTCCTGGCATTAATGGAATCGGACCGAAAAGAGCCGAAGGTCTTATAAAAGACTATGGAGATGCCATGACTATCTATGATAATATCCCATTAAGTGGTAGTTATAAATATATTCAAGAGTTAAATGCAAATGCAGAAGTTCTCTTGAAAAACTACGAGTTAATGGATTTAGTAACATAT